CAACAGATTAGCTTGATTGATGCTTATAACTCGTTGATGGGTAATCGTGTCAATGACAAAGAACAAGCAGTCGAGTCTATTCTCGTATTATACGGTGCGCAATTAGCTGACAGCCTGGAAGATGCCAGAGAAGCAATGAGAATCCTTGCTGAAGAAGGCCTTTTGGAGTTGCCAACAGATGCCAAGGCTGATTTCTTAAAGAATGCCCTGGACGAGAACGCTACTGAAATCTTGCGCAAGGCATTGAAAGAAGACATCTACACATTTAGTCATGTACCAAATTTGACAGATGAGAACTTCGCAGGCAATAGTTCTGGGGTGGCCATGGAATTCAAGCTGCTAGGTCTTGAGATGATTACTAAGACCAAGGAAGCGAATTATAAGCGTGGCATTCGTCAGCGTATTGCTATCTTTGCTCATTACCTAGGCATGCAGCAGATTGCTCTTGAGGCACATTCAATCGTGCCACAATTCAGCCGTGGATTGCCTAAGAACTTGCTTGAGTTGTCACAGGTCATCAATAACCTTGAAGGCAAAGTGTCACTTCGTCAGCTTATTTCTCTCTTGCCATTCGTTGAAGACCCTGATGCTGAATTAGAAGAACTCGAAGAAGAGAAAGAGAAGAATATGGAGCGTGTGCCATTCTTTAACCAGGCTAACACGAAGCCAGACGAAGAGGTGACAGATGAAGAACGAGGAGTACTGGGCGAAGAGGAAGGCTAATCTCATCTATGAGCAGATGGATAAGGCTGAGAAGCAAGCGGACAAGTTTGATGATATTTACAGGCAATCAAAAGCCTATCTAGATAAACAAATCAATAAGGTTTTTGATAAATTTCAACGTGATTATGGTTTGAGCGAGCGTGATGCTCGTCATGTTTTGAAGAACATGAAAGACCAAAAGGACCTGAATGAACTTCGTAAGGTTCTTGAAGCTAGACCGGACGACCCAAACATACAACGTTTGCTGGCTGATTTGGACAGTCCGGCTTACGCTTATCGCATGAAGCGTTTAGAACGTTTGAACAACGATTTAGACCGTATGCGTGAGTCTATCTATCATTCTGAGAAGAAAGGCTCAGATGCCTTTTATAGCGACTTGATGAAAGATAGCTATTATAAGGCTACCTTTGACTTGCAGCAGCAAACAGGACTTGCTTATAGTTTCTCCGACTTACCTGAAACAGAAATCAAACGTCTACAAGGTCTAAAGTGGACAGGAGAGGCCTACTCAGACAGAATATGGTCAAATACTGGGGCGCTCGCTTCAAGTGTGAAAGACGAGCTTTTAGTAAGTCTAATGACTGGCCGAAACGTAAGAGATACATCTCAAGCAATCGCTGAACGTTTTGAGGTTGGACAGAACAAAGCTAGGCGCTTGGTTCGGACAGAATCAGCGTTCTTTCATAACCAGATGGAACTGCTTAGCTATGAAGATGCCGAGATTACAAAGTACAAATTTGTAGCGGTCTTAGACAAGCGCACGTCTCACATTTGCCAAGAGCATGACAACAAGGTCTATGATACTGACAAGGCTGTTCCTGGCGTGAACTATCCGCCTTTACATCCATGGTGTCGGTCTACAACCATTGCACATGATGAGGATATCGACTACAGTAAACTAGAGCGTAGGGCTAGAAATCCTGAAACAGGAAAGGTCGAGTACGTACCTGCTGATATGAGTTATAAAGAATGGTATGATAAGTATGTAGCCGATAAGGACGTTGTTAAGATTGACTTTTCTAAACTTACCTCAGAAGAAATTAACAATCTTGATTTTGACGATCTTATGAAATATTATGAGTGGGTCGAAGAGCAAGAGAAGCTAAAAGCTAAACAAAAAGAATTACAGGCAGAAGCAGAGAGAAAACTTTTAGAAGAACGAGAAAACAAAGTTCCTAAAACTCGTCGTGATTTAGTTTCACGTATAGAAGAGAGACTTAGAACGACGAATTTTGTTGATGTTTTCGGAGAAGAAAATGCACAAGGTCTTTTAAGAGAATTGCGTTTTTTCCCGAATGATGATTTTGTGCAATCTCTCTACGGTTCAGTAGATAAATTATCATTTGCAAAAGTAAAAGAAATGTCTTCTCATGTGTCTGGTACACAAATTAATTTGGCAAAAGGCGATTTTATTTACAACAAGAAATTTAATCAAAAGGCACATTCAATCGTTCTTCATGAATTTACTCATGGCATCGATAATGTCGCAACTTACTTCGGCGCCCCGGAATTAGGAGCCAAAGCGTTTAGCAGTCAGTATGACTTGTACAATACCATAAAAAAAGATATGGACAATTATATTTTCGGGGATATGAAGCTCAAAAGAGGAGCGTCTATAGATGAGAAACGAGACTTCTTTAATCTTCGTCAAGCTAAAGTAAGAGATTTCGAATCAGAATTACTTGAACTAGCAAAGAAATTAAACCCAGAAATTCGTCCCGAAGCAAATGCGGAGGTTGGTGCATTCGCTTCGGATATGATGAGTTCTTTTCGAAGTGCGGAATATGGTTCACAGCCTTTCAATCATTCGGATTCGTATTGGAAAAATAAAGCACATCGAGGGATGGAATTTATTGCGGAATATACTCAAGCACAAATGACCCCTGAAATAAAAACATTTTATGACAAAGTTTTCCCAAATTCTGTTAAAATATACAACAAGATATTTGAAGATATTTCAAAATTGAAATTAGAAAACAAAAAGCCGATTGTTTGGTAAGGAGGTCAGGATGTTTTTTTGGAAGAATGAAAAAATTTATAATCAATTCAAAGAAATCAGCGAGAGATACAATAGTCATTTTGGTGAAGATTTTCCGGTATACCTGATAATTCCTTTTGAGGTAACCGAGGAAGTTATTTCCAAATATAATTCAGTCGTGAATTCGTGCATAAAAAAAAATGAAGCATTTGAAAAACCGATTGATTACGACGACAGAATTTATTAAGCACCTAGAGAAATCTAAGTGCTTTTCTCGTACTCAGAAAGGAGGAGCTAATGTTCATTTGGGAATGGGTGCTAATAGCACTAGGTTGGTTAGTATTCTTGATGGTTATAGCATTTTGCTTATCACTCACAAGAAACCTAATCGATGAGCTCAAGAAAAGAAAGTAGGTGATCCAACATCTTGACTAGCAGGAATAGACTGCTGCTTAATATCGTTACTTAACCGTGTCAGATTTGATGCGGTTTTTTGATTGTCCAAACTGTACCGATGACAATAAAAGCTGTACTGTTCCGTCGCCGGACGTAAAGCGAGATTATCGAGTGGCGACGTAATCGCTGGAGGACAATTATGTCAGAAGAAATCAATGCAACTGTATCTACTGAATCAACTGAGACTGTCGACACTCAAGAAAATGTTGATACAGTACAAGAAGAAAAGCACGAACGAACTTTCACTCGTGCTGAAATCGGTAAGATGCTATCTGCCGAACGCTCTAAATGGGAAGCGGAGCAAGAAGCAAAGGAAAACGAAGCCAAGAAACTTGCCAAGATGAACGCTGACGAGAAACAGAAATATCAGTTGGATCAGCGTGAGCAAGAATTAGCTAATCGTGAACAAGCGATTGCTCGTAAGGAATTGACCGCAGAAGCTAAGGCAATGTTAAGCGAACGTGGCTTACCAGTTGAATTAGTATCCGTGGTTGATTTGTCAAACGCTGAAGCAGTGACTGAATCAGTCGCAAGCATTCAGAAAACTTGGGAGGATGCAGTCCAGAAAGGTGTATCTGACCGAATGAAAGGTAGCGCACCTATCAAGACTGCGCCAACAGATAAGCAAGAAGTTGTAGAAAAATGGAAAAAAGACTTTTTGCACTAAAAATAAAAAAATGAGGTAAATATAAATGGCATTTGAATCAATTAACACAGCAGAATCACGCAAGCGTCATCTTGGAATTATTGAAGATGTTCTTGCGGTGAATTCATACGCAACACCACTCTTGACACCAAGCGAAGCAGTAACTCTTAACGGTCGCTCTTTCACTGTCGCAACAGGTGACACAACTGAGTTGAAAGACTACAAACGTAATCAAGAGAATGAATTTGACAACGTTGAAACTGAAGAAAAGGTCTACACTCTTGAAGAAGAAAAATACTGGGGACGTTTCGTTGACCAATTAGACGAACGTGACTCAAACGGTCAAGTAAACATTGAATATGTAATCGCTCGTCAAGCTGCTAAAGTAGTTGCTCCATATCTTGATGAACTACGTTTTGGTGCAGCACTCGGAAACGTAAGCGAAAATGTTGTTATGGGCAAAGAAAAAGGCGCAAACAACGCTTACAATGCAGTTCTTGATGTTTCTGAAAAATTGGATGAACTCGGAATCACTAAAGAACGCTTGCTCTTTGTCACTCCAAGCTTCTACAAGGCTATCAAATCTGAAATCGTACGCTTGCCACAAGGTGATGCTGATAAAAAAGTTCTTGGTAAAGGATATGTCGGTGAATTGGATGACTACACAGTCTACAAAGTACCTTCAAAATTCTTGCCAAACGTAAACGCTCTTGCAGCTGCACCTGGCGTCGTTACATCACCAATTCAAATTGACAACACTAAGTACAACGACAACGTGCCTGGTCGATTTGGTGAATTGGTAGAGCAATTGCTTTACACTGGAGCTTACGTCCTTGAACACTTCCAAAAATACATCATCACAATTGCAGATGCTAAACCTGCTTCTAAAGAATCAGCTCAAGGTAAAACAGTGAACCGTGCAAAAGCATGGAAGTCTGGTTCAGATTACAAAAAAGGCGACACAGTGACTCATGAAGATAAAGTCTATGTTGCTATCAAAGACATCACTGGATCAACCAACAAACCAGATTCTGACTCAGCTAACTGGAAGGTTAAATAACGAGGCCTGACCCATGAAAGTCAGAGTCAAGCAAGCGTTCAATGATTGGCAAGCTAATGTGGTTCGACAAGAGAACGAGATTTTTGAGATGACAGAAGAACGTTTTGACGAACTGTCGCATAATCTCAAGGAAGGGTTCTCGGTTGATATCGCAGATGTAGTTGAAATCATTGACGGAAAAGAAACCGAAGCACAAGGAGACGAGACGACTCCTTTAGATTAGGAGGTCTTATGGAACTTGGAAAACTTAAAATATTGACGGGCGAGAGTGACGAAGCAGTCCTCTCGTCTTTGATTTTACGGGCAGAAAATATCATTTTATCAGAAACTAATCGAGACAATCTAACACCTGCGCTTGAAAGACTTATCCCGGAGCTTGTAATCGAGCTCTATAATCGTTCAGGAAGCGAGGGAGAGCAGTCAAGAAGCGAGGGCGGTATATCTGTTACCTACGGAGAAAACGGATTGTCTACGGGCATTTTACAACGTATTCGGATGCATCGTTTAGCGAGGGTGGCAGGCCATGTTTTTGAAAAAAAATAGACTGAAACCTTATAACCTCAAACGGTTCAAGAAAATCGTGACAGATGAGGGAATCGCTAAGGAAGGATACACGGACAAGGTTGAAGAAGTAAGGCTTGAATTGTGGCCTGCAAGTAGCAAACTACAATCTGAGATTTACGGCGAACGCTTGAATGATATCCTGAATGCGAATGCGAGCAAGGATACAGATATCAATGTGAAAGATGGTGTTTGTATCGAGAGCAAGACAGAAGTCACGCATCGGGTTATCTCAAAGAAAGTGTATAGCCGACATCAAGTACTGGAGTTAGAACGTGTCAGGTTTAATCGGAGCAGATAGCTTAATCGCTAAGTGTCGCAAGCTCTACGGAGCGAGGACAAATGAGTTTGTAGGCCAAGCGGTCTTACATGCTGGTAAGACAATCGTTCAACCTGAAGCAAAACTCAGAGCGCCAGCGAATGAAGGTGAGTTGAGGAATAGCATCAGAGTACGGTTGAAAGTGAACGGCAACAAGATATCAAGCGAAATATTCACAAACTCAGACCACGGCGCTTATGTCGAACTTGGAACAGGTCCGAAAGGACTAGCAAATCATTCGGGTATATCGCCTGAAGTGAGCGTGTCGTATCGCTCTACGCCTTGGTATGTGCACGAAGACCAAATAAACGTAGGACCTTACCACTTTGAAAAAAGAGGTGAGTTCTACAAGATGTATGGTCAACCAGCGCAACCTTACTTGTACCCCGCTTTGAAAGATAATCATGACCGTATATCAAGAAGTATTTCGAAATACATTAGTAGGAAGCTGAAGGAGCAGATATAATGATCAATATTAAACCCGTAATTTACAAAGAATTGCAAAAGGTCGCAGATAATGTGACCGATACTTATCCGGACGATTGGGAGAACTTCCCGGTCGTCATTTTTTTGGAAGAACAAAACAAACCAGGTGAATGGTATGACGAAAAAGAGCGCAAGTCGAATATCCGCTACAAAGTTGATATATTCGACAAAGACAGTACAAGTAGTCTAGCAGTTGAAATCGACAAGATTTTTGCATCTTTAGGATTGCGAAGAACTGACTGTCAAGATGTTCCGGATCCATCACACTTACGTCATAAGTTGATGCGATTCGAAGGTATCGTTGACCTAAATTCACAATTGGTTTATCAATACAGAATGGAGAATTAATAGATGTTAGCAAATGGAATTAAGCTCGCTTATGGAAAAGCTAAAGGAACTTATACTGACCTTGTAGGACTTAAAGAAGTGCCTGAATTCGGTATCGAACCTGAAAAGGTTGAAAACACAACCCTTGCAGATAAGGTTAAAAAATACGAATTTGGTATTGGTGATGCAGGAGAGCTTGAGTACAAGTTCGCTTATGATAACTCAAGCACAAGTTCTTCTTACCGTGTTTTGCGTAAGGCAGCGGAAGATAAGGAGAAACTTTTCTTTGAACAAACTTACCCAGATAAAACTAAGGTTCAATTTGAAGGCCAAGTATCTGTAAAACTTGGCGGTGGTGGTGTGAACTCTGTTATTGAGTTTACTCTTAAAATCGCATTACAATCCGAACTTGAATTCACAGACGGAATTGGAGGTTAATAGATGACTACTCTACCATACGCAGTTTGGCAAGTCAGTGAGAATAAGGAGTTGAAGCTCCGTCTCACATCCTTGCAAGCGACTAAGGTCGAAGAAAAAATCGGAATGAATTTGCTCAAGGTGTTCATGCCGGCAGAAGGCGAATCTTTCACATTGCCGCCACTCAAGGTAATGTTGCTCTTGACTCACGGAGCACTTCAAAAATATGAACACGGCATTTCATTCGAAGATGTATCTGATCTATATGATACTTACGTGGATAATGGTGGCGACCAGGCAGCGTTTATGGCAGATGTTGTCTTGCCGATGCTTCAAGTATCGGGTT